CTTCTAGGAGAGTAATAAATAATTGGGTGAGCAATGCCCAATTACAAGTAACATTAGGAAGACAAGTAGTTGAGTTAAGTTTTGTTCGCCGTCATAAAAAGATGGGATGGTCCGACATTCGTGGTTTATTTGGAACCACGAATTATGAATTACTAAATAGTGATTTTGGTCATCAAGTATTAAATTTCCGAGCACCTAAAGGTATTGGAATGGGATATAACTATAAACAATATAATCTTTGTGTTGTTTGGGACATGTTTCGCCAAGATTATCGGGTCTTTGGTGCAGAACAAGTAACTATTAAACAAATCTGGGATGTTTCTACTCCAGAAGGAATAGAAGGATTCAAAGAATATTTCTATGAATATATTATAGGAATGTCTCAAGATGATAAGCTTAAATTTATGGGATATGTCGGTGATGAAACCAAAGCATATTCCCCTAATGTAACTCCCGAAGTTAAAAAGAATATCTTTCAAAGAGCAGCAGATAAATTTAAACCTTTTGTTGATCGTATTAAAAAATACTTTAAAAGAAAATAAACCATATTGAATTGATTATTATTCTTTCTAAATAATTCAAATGTTACAAATTGATGGTTTTGAAAAGATATTTCCTAAGTACTTCCAGAAGAATATAACTCTACGTATTGGAGAAGAAGAAATTAAAACAGGTAAATTCCTTCTTATTCAGAACCATATAGTTACTAATAATTTCTTCTTTGAATTAGTCATTGAAAATACCAAGAAAATTATATCATTTAAATTGCCTTATCCTTTTGCATATGATGAATATCCTGATGAAGGGATTCTTTACTTAGATTATAGGTTTAAAACCTTGACTAACAAGAAAGATATGTTACCTTTGATGCTTCAGATTTGTGCTACAACTATTCCTGAAAAACCTTCTAAATTTATTGATCGTATTCTAGAAATCGAATTTACTTAACATGCTATATTTTTCATTATTTTCAGGAGAGATTTATGATTCCTTAACCGAATTAGACGATCCTCATCAATTACCTCTTACAAAGCATCCTAATACATCTTGTAAGAAATGTCATGGTAGATTTTATCAGTATTATAATGTAACTCATAAACATTATGTTATTTGTCCTAAATGTGCAAAGTCTTGTCTCGATCCGTTTCGGCTAATTAAAAGTCTAAAATTAAAAGAAAAGTAAAATGGAAGAATATCCTATAATCAATGGCTTAGTTTTTAGAGACGAAGATAAATTCATGTTTATCTCTTTTTATGATGAAAAGAAAAAAGAAATATTTGATAAACAATATCAAACACTTGGACCTAATAAACATCCCATTTCCGAAGAATGTTTTGTTCTAGTCAATTTTAAAGAAGAACATTATAGACTGATTACAACACCAATCATTGTTACTCGATTACATCTCAATAATCGAGATATTGCTGCAAAGAAACTTAGTATTGATGGTTTAATCGGTTCTGCATATGATGCAGCCAGGAAGTATATTGCGACTTATAGATCAATTAAAACTGAAGCATCTGACTAAGCACCGCTGCTCCGTCATAATAATAACGGATAAGATTTCTTGCATTTGGTACGGCTTTCATTGCAGAAGTATTATTAGAGAAAATCCAATTATTACCAAAGGCAGTAATAGAATATGCACTTGTTCCACTAGATATAATTGAAATATTTCCTTGTTGTCCCGCAATCATATTCAAGGGATTTCGCATATAACAATTAGAAGAAAGTGTTAAATTAGCATTTCTTCCTGTTTTAGAAATGTCCCAAGTGATTCCCCCCGAAGGTTCATGATAGATCGTATAAGGACTATTAACAATGTTTGCACTTAGATAATTAATCTCAGTATTAACTAAATTGATTTGTCCTTGTAGATTAGCACTAACTGAAACAATATTAGAACTAAGATAATTGATTTCTGTTTGTAAAGTAGAACTAACAGAAATCATAGTAGAACTAAGATACTGAATTTCGTTTTGTAAGGTAGCACTTACTGAAATCATAGTTGCACTTAGGAAATTAACACTACTAACTGTCCATGCAGATAATGCTTGAAGATTGGTATCAAGAGAGGAAAATCCAATATTTATAGTTGATAAACTATTACCAATACAGGTTGATTTGTCTACAGTAGCAGGAACATAATAAAGCATAAAAACTATTTATGTTATCAAAATAAAAAAGCGACAACTTTTACATTGTCGCTTTTTTCGTTTAATTATATTATTTCAATTAAAAGAGGCGTTCGCCTTCTTTTTTACCGAAACCGGTTTTCTGTTTAGAGAAATCTGCATCACCATTACCTTTTACGCGAGTAGTAGCAGCTTGCTTACTTGGCTTACCATCACGGGTTAGTGTATTACCTAAATGAGAACCTTCAGAACCTTCAGTATCTTCTGGTTCAAAACCGGTTTTCTGTTTAGAGAAATCAGCATCACCATTTGGTTTCACACGGGTAGTTTGAGCTTGCTTACTTGGTTTACCATCACGGGTTAGGGTGTTACCTAGATGTTTACCACCGCCCTCATGAGCATAAGACTCAGTAGGAACGGAATCTTCTCCACCAAAGTCGAAATCTTCTTCGCCATCTTCATCAGTGCCACCTGCAAGAAGATCAGCAATTTCTCCAAGAGTCATGGAACGAAGTTCATCTAGAGTGTAAGAATCTTTTTCTTCTTCTGTATCAGAGAATTCAAAAGTATCATCTTCTCCACCTTCATGATCGTCACTGAATGCATTTTCACCCATATCGAATTCTTCCATAAATGCTTTAAATGCATTGTTGAAAGAAGAACGGTCATGAGAGTCATAAAGGGTTGCGCCGATTTCTTCCTCGGACATTGGTGCTTGCTCTTCCTCGGACATTGGTGCTTGCTGTTTAGATTTAGGGGCTCTTTTTTTTTCCACAATCAAAGCAGCAGCTTGTGGTTTAAGATAATTATTTTCGTAAAGTGAAACTAGGTCGTTTTCCATATAACATTATTTATTACAAACAAAACATTTTTGTGATTATTAGTTATTTTGTAAATATTCCTATCGTGGCAAAGAAAAGAGCAGACAAATATTTAAACAATAATGAGAATCTTCCTATTAATGTTGAAATACAATACACCGCAGAAGATTTAGAAGAATTACGTAAATGTAAGGAAGATGTTATCTATTTTGCAGAAAATTATTTCTACATTGTCAATCTTGATGAAGGCAGACAGAAAATTAAACTCTATCAACCTCAAAAAGAAGCAATATTGAAAATAGCAAACAATAGAAGAACTGTTATATGTGCATCACGGCAAGTAGGAAAACGATTAGCATTAGATACTCCTGTTCCAACTCCTACGGGATGGATTACTATGGGGGAAATACAAGAGGGTGATGAAGTTTTAGATTGGTACGGAAATCCTACAAAAGTAACTAAAGCTCATGAAATAGCATATGAAACGGAAGCATATGAAATAGAATTTAGCAACGGTGAAAAAATAGTAGCAGATGCCGAACATGATTGGTTCACCCAATCTTCCCTAGAACAATATAATAAAATAGAGGGTTCTGTTAAAAATACTAAAGAAATATTTCTAGACCGAGAAAGTGCTTATCATCGCATTCCCCTGAAACATCAAGGAAAAGAAGGAGAATATATTTATATAGAACAAATAAAGGCTATTCAGTCTGTTCCTATGAGATGTATTACGGTTGCCCACCAGGATCATATATTTCTTTGTGGTAGAACAATGATACCTACTAGAAATTCAACATTGATGACCGTTGTGTGTTTATGGTATGCATTATTCACCAGTGATTTCAATATTGCTATTCTTGCCAATAAAGAAGACCAAGCAAAAGAAATCCTTGAACGTATTAAATTAGCATACGAAGAAATTCCTAATTTCATTAAAGCAGGGGTTTGGGATTTCACCAAAGAACAAATCAAGTTAACCAACGGTTCTAAAATTTTCGTATCAACTACTTCTGCTGATGCTATTCGCGGTAAATCTGTCAACCTACTTTTTATTGATGAGTTTGCTCACGTTCGTAAAGAAATTGCTGACGATTTCTTTAAATCTATTATTCCTACTCTTAGTTCTTCCAAAAAATCCAAGTTGGTCATAGTTTCCTGTGTAACAGGTGATACATATGTTTATACTGATAACGGAATAAAACAAATTAAAGAATTTTCGCCGCAAAACGAAGATGGACTATATGATATTGCTCCTTATAAAGTTTTAGGAAAAAAACCGAAAGAAAATGAAGGAACTTTATTTTTTAATAATGGTAAAGCAGAAATCTTAAAGATTGTATCCCAATCCACTTCCTTAAGGTGTTCTAAAACTCATAAATTATTTGCATGTAAAGGAGGAAAATATGGATGGTGGGAAGCACAGGAACTTAATTCAGATGATTATATATCAGTAAGATATGGCATGAACTTATGGGGAAATTATCATGATCTATCAGGATTTGTGCCAACCGTTAAGAAAAGATTAACACATAATTATTCGTTTAAAGAAATTACTCCAGATTTAGCATATCTATTCGGATTATATATCGCAGAAGGAAGTGCATATAGAAAATTTAATAAAAATGGTGAACTTATCGCAGGAACAATAACTATTACTTGTGGCGATAATATTACGGATATTTTAGGAAAATTAGGTATAAAATATAGCCTAAGTAAAGATGGATTACATTATGCATTATCGTCCAAAGTACTAATTGAATTGTTTCAATATGTTGGATTTGATTTAACAAGAACTGCAAAAAGAAAAATTATTCCAAGTAATCTTCTCTGCATGAATAAAGATAATACTTCAGCAATGTTACAAGGAATGTTTGACGGAGATGGTTCAGCCAATAAAGGGACCGTAACATTTATTTCTTCTAACAAAGTTTTAGTAGATCAAATACGAATTATTCTTTTAAACTACGGAATTTTGACCATGTATCATAGTTATCTAACCCCTCCTACAGAAAGATGTAAAGTCGCTAGTTTAGGTCACAGATTAGAAATGAACACCCATTTTTCTAAATTATTTTTCGAACAAATAGGATTTCGTTTCGAAAGAAAGCAGAAAATATATGCTAACGTACTGAACGCTCCTACATATAATACCTCTAATACTGTTCCTTTTATTAAAGATTTAATACGTTCAGATTTTAAAAGAGTTAGAAAAAATGATGTTCCGTGGACACTTAGAACTGCGATGTACACCGAAAAACCTATATCACAAAAGGCATTACTTGAATTCAAGGAACTAATTGGGGATTTTTCTGATCCTCTTATTAATGAAATTAGTCAGCCAGGAATCAGATGGGAAAAAATTAAAACCATTGAAAATGATGGAATTGAAGAAGTATATGATTTCTCCCTCAATAATCTAGATATAGATGATCCTCATGATTGGCACCATTCTGTTTTGTATAATGGAATAATAGGCCACCAAACTCCTAAAGGAACAGAGAATAAATACTACGAAATTTTCTCAAATGCAGAAAAGAAGAAATCTAATTGGGAATTTATTAAAATATACTGGCATCAAATACCAGGAAGAGATGAAGCATGGAAGAAAGAACAGTTAGAAGCGATTGCCTATGATATGAATATGTGGAATCAAGAATTTGATCTACATTTCCTTGAAGATGGTTCGTCTGCATTAAATGGAGCAGTTCTTGAAAAACTTAAAAGCATGTGTAAAATTCCTGATTTTACCTATGATGGCGGAGACTATCAAATTTGGATTGAACCTAAAGTAGATAGAATTTATTCCATTGGTGTTGATGCTGCCGAAGGGGTCGGACAAGATTATTCTGTTGCTCAAGTATTAGATATAACTGATCTTACTGATATTCAACATTGTGCCACTTTCGCAACCAACAAGTTACAACCTTATGTCTTTGCAGAAAAACTTAATCAAATAGCTCGTTCATGGGGAAGACCATTCTTATGTATCGAAAGTAATAAAGAAGGTAGTCAAGTTATTGATGCATTATATCAAGTCCATAATTATGACAATATTATTACATATACAATGAAGAATGATAAAAGAGGTGCATATCAGAAAATGGGTATTTTCTGTCATGGTAATTCCAAATATACAGGTATTACTAATATGAAATACTTTGTTGAACATTTACAAGCAGTAAGCATTTATGATATTACTACTGTCAAAGAGTTTGAGACTTTCGTTCGCAAAGAAAATGGAACTTGGGCAGCAAGAAAAGGCCAACACGATGATAGAATCATGTCCGTAATTTGGGCATTAATTATTCTAGAAAAAGATATTGCAGAGAAATATCTAAATGTTTTAGATTATGATGAAACCGGTAAACCTTCGAAAATATCTGATCCTAATCAAGAGCTTGCTAATCAATCTTTCTATAATCAAGATAATGGATTAACTAATTATGCAAGGTCTGGTGGTGCTCCTGCTCCAATGTTTTATCAGAAAGGTAGAGAACTATTCAATTATAACGATTCTAATAATTATGCCGATAGCGGATGGAGTTTCATTCAGTAAATAATTTAATGCTTTCATTATTTGACAATTACATACATACTTTATTAGAGAACGTAGTTCCTTTAGTTCTAAAGAAATTGCCAAACGAAAAATATACTTTTGTAGATGCCAACGGTGTTCCTCAACATGGTGGGAAAATATATGACAAAGATATGGCAGAAAGAGTCTTATTCTATAATAAGGAACGAGTAGCCGCCGAACAAGAGGAACCAGAAGAGATTCCTGAAGAACCTGAAGAACCTGAAGAACCTGAATTGGAACCGCTTCCTATTAGAGGAGAATATTGGTTCGATGAAAGTGGTAATGCTCAATATGCCGATGGAGATGTAGGAGACATGAACCATGAAGCATATGTTATACAACTATGCGAAGGAGAATTAGCTGGCTACTTTAATATTAACTTAGATCTAAAAACTATATCCGATGTAGAAGATGATATAGTGGAAGCTATTAAAGATGAAGTAGGTGATTCTTGGGGAGAAATTGAAAATGATCCGGCAGATGCAATGATCAAATACCTAGTAACCTTCTTTAAAATGCCTGAAAATAAGGCAAGTGATCTTGTCCTTACTGCATACGGATCAAATAAAGATGCAAGGGAATATGCAATTAAAAATTGGAATTGGATAAGAGTTCACGGCGCAAATATAGAAGTTAATAAATTAAATAAAGAAACTCTTAAGAATGTTGCTAGAGGTATTAATGATGCATTGGAACAAGAAGGAGAAATGTACGAAGATGATTCTTGGGAAAGAGCAGGTCAAACCGAATACCATATATCCACTTATACAGGTAAGAGATACACGATTACTTTAGATGATATGGAAGCAGGTAATATTTCTGGATTAGAAGAAGAACCTAATGTTGCAGTAAGTGCGGCTTCTCAACAACTTCGTAAAATGGATTTAGATAGCGGTTCGGAATACTATAAAAAGAAGAACATCATTGGAGATTCTTTCGATAGAAAATATGAAGAAATTCTAAAAGAGTTTCATATTAAATATTTAAATGGCTAATATTCCTCCAACAGTTCCCGAAATCGCCAATAATTGTGTTATTGAACCGGTTTCTCCTGGATATTATACGGATCAACAAAGTGTCATAAATGTTTCCCGTAAGGATAAATTTATTCTTGTTATGGATGTTCCGTGTGCCCTTCAACCCTTTCTTAAAAAAGAAAAACGTCCTTGTCAAGGAGGAAATATTGATCGACTTCGGTTCTCTGTTTGGGGATCAGTTATTCCTGATATTAAAATTGAAACTATTAAACATAATTATGGCGGACAAACCTTAAAGTTTTCTGGTAATGCCAGACCCGAATATCCCCCAATCAATTGCAACTTCACGGTCGATAATCAATATGATAACTATTATATTCTTTGGAAATGGTTAGATATACAAAATTCTGCCATGGAAGGAAATTCTCAAAACAGCATTAAAACTTATTCTACTACAATTTCTATTTTCCCTTTATCCGAATATGACGAACCTGTTGCAGAATTTATTTATTATGATGCATTTATAACAGGTATTGGAGGAATAAATATTAGTAAGCGAGATGCAGAAGAAACCGAATCAACCTTCACTTTTGAATTTAGTCAACTAAATATGAAACTTATTTAGTAAACAAGGATTTCTTGCCAAAAACATAAATAGTATTCATGGCAACAAGTCTTAATACAGTTTTAAATTCACCAGGAATCGCGATCAGAGAAATTGATGTTTCTGGAACAACCCAAACTAATACCGGAACAAATATCTTCTTTGCAGGTTTCACTTCTCAAGGTATCTCCGATGAACCTACACAAATTGTCAGTGTTACTGATTTTGAATCTCAGTTCGGTTTACCTCAAACCGCTGCTGAAAAATATACCTATAATGCAATAACACAAATCCTTAATACTTCTAATGCATCAGTGACTTTCACTCGTATGCCTTATGGTTCAGGAGCAGGTATCGGTTATGCTGATTCTGTCAATGCTCTAATTTTTCCTGTTGTCGGGGTTTCTGCGGTTGAAGTTAATCCTTGTGATTATTTCCGTAACATTGATGAAAATACTTGCCAAGTTAATTTTCCTTGGCTCTACGATGCATATTTCGTAAGTCCTTCTATTTGCTATGGTTCTGCCAATTTAGAATGTTCGCTAAGTTCTCAAAATGAAAATGCAGGTAATCTTTATATTCATAATCATCCTATTCAGTATGATTCTATTGTAACAGGATTTAAGTTTGTGGTTAATCATGATGGAATTGAAGAAGACCTTAAGGTTTTTCAACTTCGTCCCACCACTACCGGATTTAACACTTCTTATTCTGTTGTTACTAGCTTTTCCTTATCTTCTATCTATGCAGATATGGATGAAGATCAAAGTCATCTATCTAATGATGGTAATCGTCTTATCGTTGATCTTACTAATACTAGTTTTGCTCGCGCTTACAATGTTACCAGCGGTTTACTTTCCGGTCAAACTCTTAGTGGTTTATATGTGAGTGCAGGCGATGTATTCGGAACATATTCTTTAGCAGGCGCTCCTGTACTTAAATATTTTCCTGTAAGTTCTGGTATTGCTGCATCTTATCAGACCAATATTACCACACTTTCTTCTTTAACACCTAATTCGTCTTTTAGTGTAGTCACTACAGCGGTGCAAACGGCAAATACTGATCTATTGATTTCTTTCTGCGGTGTTCCTGTTGAAGCAGGTCTTTCTTGCCAAACTATTACATCTCTTAATCTTCAAGTTCCTGAGCAAGATCGTTATCACTTCTATCCTGTTGCGGGCGATGCTCAATTAAATGATGCAAACTTCTATGTTCTTGGTGAACCTATTAGCCAAACACTTAATGCTACTGAATATAGTCTTTTACAAAATGAACAATTCAATTGGAAATGTGGTGTTTATGACAATGTAACTCCTACTCTTGACATTAATAATAACAATGTTCAAGCCGGATTAATCGTTATTAATAAGGCAAAGACTGCTCAATTAGATGATTTTAGTGGATATTATCTTGCAATTAATGATAATCTAAATGTAAATCCTTCAACTGATTTTAATTCGATTACAGGTGTTGCAGGTTATTATCAACAAACTTGTCCCGGTGTTTCCGGTAATTGGGTAGCAGTTCCTTCTGAAAGATGGAATTTCCAAACTACTTCTCCTTTCAATGGGGCAGGTGGTTCAATCTCTGATATTGTTGAAAATGGGGGAGGAGTTGACTTCGGTACTCCTAACTATAATGATTCCCTCATTGTAACCCTATTCAAACTTCGTCCTACTCAACTTACACAAACTATCAATAAACTTGATCAGATTAAACTAGAACAATATACTGGTTCTCTTAATGCTGCTCGTAAGCTAAATGATCCGTATGGTGGTCCTCCTCGCTCCTACTTCCTCGAAAATTCTGTTGCAAATAGTAACTATCTTCAAGTATTAGTTAATCCATATCTATCTCAGAATAATTGCTGGACTGATTCTACCGGTATTCCTCAAAAGACTGTTAGAATGTATAATGCTCGCACAGGAGATGTGTTCAACAACTTCGATGCTCAAGCAGCATTAACTAACTATGGCGACAGTCTCTACGGTCTAGGTGCATACAATAGCAATTGCAGTAATGCCCAATATACTCTTTGTCAGAAAAAGGATATTGGTAATCTTCCTGCCAAACTTCAACGTGCCTTAACCAATGTTGAGAATCCTCTTGATTATCCAATTGATATTACTATCGATAATGGGCTTTCTACTGTTTGGGCAACCCGTCAAGCTGTATCTAATGATGCATGTATCACCAATACTAGTATCTGCTACAACTATGATGATTCTTATTATGTTGATACTAGTTCTCTATCTCCTTATGATGGAACCTCAATGAGTTCCCCTCTAGGTGATGCATGGCAAACTATCTATAATATCTTTGATACTTTTGCTCGTTACACACGTAAGGCAAATGGTGGAGTAGGACATTTACATATTCAAGACCCTCTTCGTCAAATATTTGTAAATGGTAAGGATTATAAAGTGGTTAATCGTCAAAAAACTTTAACTATTGATCCCACTACTGGTTTAGTGTCTGATCAATATACTTCATTTAGTCGTAACATTTGGGCACCTCTTCGTAATCTCTATTCTGGTACAGATTCTAATTATTCAGAAAGCCATGCTAACTGGATCAAAGGATATGATGCTAATACTGATTCTTATACTTGGTTCGGTCCTTCTGCTTATAAAGCAGCATTATATGCTTCTAATGATCAAAATCTGTTCCCGTGGACTGCTCCTCTTGGTGTTCAAAATGGTGCTCTTGCTAATATTGTTGATACTGCCATCAATCCAAATCAACGTGAACTTGATTTAATTGCTAAAGTAGGACTCAATCCTATTGTTAAGTTCCCTAATACTGGTTACATTGTTTATAACACATTAACTCTTCAAAAAGAGCCAAGTGCCTTACAAGAAAACTACATTCGTCGCGGCTTACTATGGCTCGGTAATTCCATTCAAGCAAATCTACGTGAGTTTATTGGTCAACCCAATACTGTTATTACTCGCACAAGAGTTAAGAATAAACTATCTCCTGTGCTTCAATTCATGACAGATAATGCAGGTCTTTATGGCTTTGATATTGTTTGTGATGAACGTAATAACACTTCGGAAAGTATCGATCAAGGTCTACTCAATGTTGCAGTTTATGTTCAACCAACAAGAACCATCAAAATGATTCTTGCAGACATTGTGGTTAATCGCACAGGTGTTACTCTTAATAACATATTCTAATAAATAAAAACAAAAAAGCCGGTCATTAATTTGACCGGCTTTTTTATTATCTAAATTTATTTAAAATATTTTAATATATAAGTTTCTAGTCCAGTTTGAATTTCAGTAATATCGGATTTATATTCTTCTAATTTGGTTTGCACTTTTTCTGTTCCATTTAATGATCTTAAACTATTTGAAATTTGTTCAATTGATAATAGTGCAGAGGCTAATGTACTGTATGCTTTCTGTGTATATTGATTGATTATTTGAGTGGGATTTCTAGCAGGTTGAATTAAATTTTCGTATAGTTTCTCAAGTTCAGGATTTTCCATATGTTATTATTTATTGATAATAATTTAAATAATCCTTAAATACTTTTATGATTAATGCCCAAGATCAACCTGATTTAGATGATGTTTTAGCTTCTCTAAGCACTGTTAAAGAAACTATTAAAGAAGTTAAACAAGTTCCTGTTCAAGATTTAACTGATGAAAATGTTTATAATTTTGTCATGGGAAAACTTATGGAAACAATTAATTCCAATGGAGAAGTTTTAGAGCAAACCAAAGACCTTGTTAATCAAGTGGGAACTGCTGAATATATTGAAGCCCATTCTGCTATGATTAAAAGTCAATCAGAACTATTTAAAAACATGGTTAGTGTGGTTATCGAAAAGAGAAAAATGGATCAAGCTAAAGAGTTAAAAACAAGAGATTTAGATATTAAAGAAAAAGGTATGGCAAATAAAGTTCCTGAATTAGGTAATGGAGAAGGCGGACCCGTTACTAATAATTTCATTTTAGCAACAAGGGATCAAATCTTCGCAAGTATGTTTGGTTCTCCCGAAGATAAACAAAAAGCTCAACAGAAAATTAAAGAAGCTAATAATATTGTGGTTGATGTATAATAATAAATAGTATTATGAAGTTTAATGAGTTGATAACTCTGTTAGAAATGCCCTTAATGATTGATCCTATTGATATAGAGGATCGAGACGAAAACGAATATTTCAATAAGTATAATAATTACGAAAAGGTCGGAGAATTTCGTGCAGGGAAAGAGATGATCGGTGTTTATATTCATACTTCTACTCTGCGTGTTAAAAATAAAATTTATAGTTTAGTTCTAAATAATACCAAAATTGCGACTTATTCAGGATCGGAAATTAAAGATGGAATTACAACTGTTATGGTTAATTCTTATGGAAAGAAATATGGCATTAAAGGATTGATATATTATTTTTATATGTATTTTCTTATGAAGAAATACAATTTTGTTATGTCGGATGATGCATTAACAGAAAAAGCTTTTAATTTTTGGTATTCTAATTTTGATATTTTTATCGAAAAAGGATTTAAAATTTCTGCTGTAAAATACAATCATAAGAATATAACAATAATAAAACAATTAACTTCTAAAGAAGAATTACATGATTATTATGGAAGTTTAATAGATAAACCCATGGCAGCACAATATAGATACCTGTTGTCAAAATAATAAATTGACCAAAGGAAGATCATGTTGTAGTATACAACATGGAAAATAATAACTCTTGTAGTATAGGTAAAGATAAAATTGAAAAAGAAGTAAATCTACATTCCACTATGGATGCCCAAACATGGGCCAAAGAATTTACTAGAGTATTCATTGAATTATATGGAACCAAAATTTTCAAGTGTAATACGGAAGGAAACCCATCCCAAAATACAATTGAAGAATATAATAATTTCATGGAATGGATTTATGCTTGGTTCTGTAATGCCATCATGTGCGGATATGACCATATGGCACGGAAACGAGATAAAGAATATATCTATATTTTACAATCTAATTCAGGAGCAATCGTAAAAGTGTTCCATTGGGAACCAACTGTAAAAGATATGGTTAAAGCATATGCACATTATCTCAATTGTGACGATGATGAAATATGTACAGGAAGTATCGAAATTAATACCACTTTATATAGATGGGCAAGAGATAAAGGCTTAATGGTTTGGGATGGTAAAAAAGAAGTAGATGATAGTAGATATAATTGGAAAGTAGAGAAATAATAAGTTGTAAAGGTGGTGTCGATGGGTTATGGTGTTCTTTCACCATGAAACAGAAAACCTCAATAACAGACATAATTACCAAATTCAGAGAAATACACGGAGATAGATATGAATACGATATTTCTTCATACGTAAACATGAAAACCCCCATGTCCATGATATGTAAAAATCATGGGGAATTTAAACGAACTCCTTCCGATCATACTCGTTTAAAACACGGATGTCGTAAATGTGGCTGGGAAGAAACAGGAAAGGCTAAACGTATTTCCTGGGAAACCTTCTTAGAAAAAGCTAATACTTTACATAATAATAAATATGAATACGTTCAACCCGAAGAATTTACTGGATATGATTGTTTAATAGAAATGAAATGTCCTACCCATGGAACATTTAAACAAAAAGTTAAGTATCATTTAATGGACAGCGGATGTCCTGCATGTGGTCGAATGAAATGTAATATCAAAGTAATTAATAGAACAGGAGAAACCGCTCATGGAATGTACACATTAGAAGAATATCTTTCTACTATTCCAGAAGAACATAGAAATAAACATGATTATTCTTTGACCGTATATAAAGGGAAAGACCATAAATTAACAATCAGATGTAAGGAACATGATTGTATCTATGAACAATATCCGCGTCATCACAGAGAAAACGGAACAGCATGTAAAACCTGTATAAGAAATTATAAAAGAAACGTCACACCTGCATCTTTATTCTGGCAACGTTGTGAACTTAAACACGGTAAGATGTTTATCTATGACGAAACATCATACACCGGAAGTCATGGTTATATAAAATATACGTGTTCTATTTGTGGTGCAGAAAATTCACAGTTAGCATATTCTCATGAAAATCTAGGTAATACATGTGCCTTTTGTAAAGGTTCCAGACAAGAAAGAGAAATTAATGATTTTCTTCAAAATACATTAGGTGTCAATTTCATCAAAAATGATCGAAAGATATTAGATGGTCAAGAATTAGACTTCTTTTTACCTGATTATAATGTTGCGATTGAACATAATGGGACATTCTTCCATTCTGAAATTGCAGGAGAAAAAGATAGATTCTATCATATAGATAAAACCAATAACTGCTTGAAACAAAATATTAAATTGATTCATATTTTTGAAGATGAATGGAAATTTAAATCAGATATATGTAAATCTATCATCAGTCATAAATTAGGAAAAACTGCTCGACGTATATATGCAAGACAATGCATAATTAAAGAAATTGAACATGATGTCAAGAACGAATTCTTACACTATAATCATATTCAAGGCGAAGATCAGTCTAGATTTAAATACGGGTTATATCATAATGATGAATTAGTATCAGTAATGACTTTCAGCGTTCCTCGATATAACAATGCTATTCAATGGGAATTATCCCGTTTTTGTAACAAACAAAATATAGCAGTAATTGGAGGAGCATCTAAGTTACTATCTCATTTTAAAAAGGAACATACTCCATCTTCTATTGTGTCTTATGCAGATCGTAGATGGAGTGACGGCGGTATCTATCATAGTCTAGATTTCAAACTAGAACATAAAAATTATCGTCCTCAGTATTATTACTTAAATAAGTCGAATTACCTTGTCAGAGAACATCGTTCCAATTATACTAAACAAAAAATTGCAATCAAGTATCCCGAAATAAATCAAGAAGGTTTACAAGAATGGGATATTATGCAATCTCTTAATTACGATAGAATCTGGGATTCAGGTGTAATGACATTCATATGGAAAAAAGAAAACCCGCTCAATTGAGCGGGTTCCCGTGGATTTTTTTACTATCTTTACCTATTAGATAGATACAGAGTATACTGGTAGGCTAGAGGTAGGAACACTTAAGCTGGAAGTATAGTGATTGCGATCAATATCCTTAACGATAATGATGTGGTAGAAGTTCGATGCCCCCCATAGGGAATCGATCACACCGTAGCGTGTCATCATACCGACATTTGGTGTCATGGTAAGAGGACTGATGGTGCGCTGAACAAGAACTGGAATATATGGACAATAAACTAGACCTGTATCATAGAATTCTGAACCTTTATATCCTAATAGTGCATATTCGATTTGAGTTGCACGGGCACCGGCTAGGTATTGTGCTTCAGAACGAGTATCACGATAGATATTGAATTGTCCGGCGAGGGAACCAACGCGAGCTACACCATTCGGGTGAACTTGGATATTGGAACTGATTTCGAATGGACGGAATTCAGGTAGAAGTTGAAGGATGGTACAAACCTTTGGAGTTGCAACAATGAAGTTAGCAGGACCACGACGGTTACGAATAGCCATACGGTTAGCTTCTACAACAATTTTGGCATAGAAGTCAACACCACGTTCTGCAAACCAGCGAGCATCTGCAAGTTGTGGACGCCAGATAGAATAACCGGTATTTAGACCTGCATTAAGAGCTACTTGGATCATACGGATGATCATTTCGCGGTCAATTTCGGCTTGAATTTCGTAGGACATAACATTGGTCATTTCTGCATCAATGTCAATACCGTTCATATTCATAAGGTCTTGTTCTAGTTCGATAGACCAGCTAGTTCCTAATTTACGAGTACCTGCTTCAACAGCGGTTTTCTCGATTTTAAGAGACATAGTAGGAATATTGCTGCTTGCTTCAAAATGGCTTAGAAGTTGAGCAACACCGGAATCCATTGCAGGAACAGTGAAATCAGCATTACCGGAGAGACCAGCAGCAGTGATACCTGTGTGTGAAGTGAATAGATTTTGATAACCTGCTTCACCAGAACCTAGACCAGTAGTATCAAACGGATGGCCGTTAGGATTGAACTTGGAAGGATCGAATGTACAGCCTTTATCATTATAAGGACTACATGCAAG